TATGTACTATTGAAAAACCATTAACATCAGAATTTTTCCATAAAAAATTAGACACTTTTCATTCTATATGTAAGGAATGTAGAAAAACTCAAGAAAAAACTAGATATTTAAAACAAAAAGGCAAAAAGAATATACAGAGTAAAGAGTATTATCAGAGCCACAAGGATAAACTTAAGTTATACGCCAAAAATTATAGACAAGAAAACACAGAAAAATTAGCAAATTATGAAAAATTAAGGTATAAGAAAAAATCAGAAAAAAGAAAAATCTTAGCCTCTAAAGATGGTTCATCAAAAATACTACATAATATGAGAGTGTGTATTAATAGGTGTGTAAGAAATAAACAAAAGTCATCACCAACACTCAAGTATCTGGGATGTTCTTTAGAGGAATTTAAAATACATTTGGAGTCAAAATTTGATGAAAACATGAATTGGTCTAATTATGGAAGACCAACAGGAACAAATCGGGATGGCTGGCACATAGATCATATTAAATCATTATCATCATTTAAATTTAGTAATAATGATACATCAGAGCAATTTGAAGAAAAACTTAAATTAGCTTGGCACTATACAAACTTACAGCCCCTTTGGGGTCTGGATAATATATCAAAAGGGAAAAAATGAAAAAATTAGACTTAATTTATAAGGTTGATGCTAATATGGATTGCCCGCCAGCTACTCAGGATATTGCTGTAAATCTAAAAAATAGGCAATATGCTATAAATGTAGCTAATTATGGTCCAGCCAATCCAAACAATGAAGATGAAGAATATTGGCAGAAAAAAGCAGACCAGTTTAAAACATCCATAGATCAAGCTAAAACTATGAGATGTTCCAACTGTGCGGTCTTTATTATCAAAGAAAAAATGATGAATTGTATACAAGTTGGTTTAGCATCAGAAATGGAAAACGCTAAAAAGATGATGGATTTAGCAGATTTAGGTTATTGTGAATTATTCGATTTTAAATGTGCCGGTAGTCGCACATGTGACGCTTGGGTGGCAAATGGACCTCTAAAAGACTAGTGGAGAAATCTTTAAGATAATGAAAACTATATTGAATAAAAATAATATCGACTACCTAACACAACCACTATTTCTAGGAGAGGATCTTTCTCTACAGAGATATGACAAGTTTAAATATCCTGTATTTTTTGATCTCTTTAAGAAACAAATGGAATTCTTTTGGAGGCCAGAAGAAATTGAATTGAAAAAAGATAGAAACGATTTCAAGAATGACGATATAATGTCAGATAATGAACGCTTCATCTTTACATCTAATTTGAAATATCAAACCATGATGGATAGTGTTATCTGTCGCGGTGTTCCCACGCTGCTAGAATATGTTTCTAATCCAGAACTAGAAGCATGTATGAATGTGTGGCAATTTTTTGAACAAATCCATAGTTATAGCTATACCTATATTATTAAAAATGTGTATAGCAACCCAAGCGATATTTTAGATAGTTGTTTAACAGACAAAGAAATTCTCAAACGAGCTAATGTTGCTATTAAAGAGTACAATACTTTAAGAGACTTGAAAAAGTCTGGAACAACAAAAGACATTAAGAAACAAATATACTTAACACTAGTTAGTGTAAATATACTTGAAGCTGTGCGTTTTTATGTTTCATTTATTTGCGCTTTTGCTTTCGCAGAGAATAAGAAAATGATTGGTAATGCTGATATAATTAAGCTAATTAAAAGAGATGAGGCATTACATCTATATAATACTCAAGAAATTATTAAAATTTTGCACACTGTACCAGAAGAAGGATTTGTTAAAATAGCAGAAGAATGCCAAGAAGATGCTATTAAAATGTTTGAATCAGCAGCAGCAGAAGAAAAAGCTTGGTCAGAATATCTATTTAAAGATGGGTCTATTATTGGACTTAACGAAAAAGTTATGGCTCAATATGTAGATTGGCTTTGCATGACCAGAAGAAAGAATATAGGTCTACCATACGATAAGGGTTGCAAAAATCCAATTGCCGGATGGACTGATCCGTGGATGAATAGCGAAGCTGTTCAAGTTGCTCCACAGGAACATGAGATTACTTCATATAAAATTGGTGCTAGCACAAACGATCTTGAGGATACAGACTTGGGAGGATTTGATCTATGATAAATACTAAAGATCTTGCTTGGACTGTGTGGTGCAAGCAAATTGAAACAAATGCAAAAACTCCAACTAAAGCCAACACAAATGATGCTGGATGGGATTTGTATTCAACTATTGACACCATTCTTCCACCAAAACAAAGAAAAACTGTCAAAACGGGGATAGCACTAGAGATGCCAGAAAATATGGCTGGATTAATTTGGCCACGATCTGGACTATCTGTAAAACAAGGGATTGACGTACTAGCTGGAGTTGTAGACTCTGGCTATAGGGGAGAAGTCATGGTTTGTTTATACAATACCTCTGATGAGAATGTATCGATAAGCTGTGGGGATAGAATCGCGCAGATTATATTCCAAGAGGTTCCTCGCGTCATGATGATTAATCAAGAAGGGCTAGGTTCCTCGCAACGGGGAGACAACGGCTTTGGCAGCAGCGGCAAATAATAAATACGACAAATCGAAGAATACCAATAAAGAAAACCGTAAGAAGCAAAAAACTTCTCAAACTAATGTTCTTGTCGCCAAAACGGAGAATCAAAAAGATTACATCAGATCTATTATAGAAAATGATGTTACGTTCTGCACTGGACCGTCTGGTACTGGCAAATCTTTTATAGCTGCCGGTATTGCTTCTGATCATATTCAGAAAGATAAGATTGACTCTATCATTGTTACTAGACCGCTAGTATGTACTGGTAAAGATATTGGATCATTACCGGGAGAATTAAATGATAAAATCAAACCATATCTGGCCCCGATGGAAGAAAATCTTAAGTATTTTCTAGGAAGAGATAAATTTGGATTGTATTATAATACCAGAAGAATTCGTTTTGAACCATTAGAAACCATGAGAGGGGCAACCTTTCATAACGCCTATATGATTCTTGACGAAGCTCAGAATTGTACTCTTGATCAAATCAAGATGTTTATTACAAGAATGGGCGAAAATTCGAAGGTAATTATTAACGGTGATACTAAGCAAACCGACCTATATAGAGATAGTGGTTTATATTACTGTCTTGAAAGACTTGCTGGATTGCAAGGTATAGGAATTTGCACTTTAGATTACCAAGATATCCAAAGAAATGGTATAATAGGAAGGGTCTTGATGGCTTTAGAATCATAAGGAATTTATATGTTGTATGATTATTATTGTGAAGAATGTGGCAATGAACTAAAAGACGTTCAGCAGTCTATCAAGGATGATGCTCTAATCACATGTCCCGACTGTGGAAAAGATGCCCTAAACAGGGTAATATATGGTGGGATAGGCTGCTTCGTCAAGGACATGAAAACGCTAGGACAGATTGGCGATAAGAACTGGTCCAATATGGGTCACTACAAGAGATCCGAAATTGAAATGGCCGCGAAGGAGAAAAGTGAGAAGGAAACTCCTTACTTTTCTTCTTTCGGTTCAGCGACTCCCGCGAATAGAAAACAAATTAATAAGATGACACCGGCACAGAAAAAGAAATATATCATGGGAGGGGAAACATGAAATTTGTAGAAAGCTTTAATAAAGAAGACTTTGTAAAACCATCGGAATCATTAATGGTTGATAGGGTTGGTAAAAATACCGATGATGAAAAGAAGGCTTTTGCTAAATCTATGATTATAAGCCTTGGTGACACAAATCAAACCAAGTATTTTGTAAGAACACACAATAACGTGCCATACGATCCAAATGGTCAATATAGCCATAGAGAATCATATTTAAGAACAGAATTAAAACCTGTAACAAAACAGACTTTTGAAAGTTATGTTGCATATCTACAAACAAAGAATCAATTACACATGACAAAGGCTCAAAGGAGTTTTATCAATGGCTAATAAAAAAGGACCGCTAAGTAAAGTTGAATCTTTTTATGTTGAAGCTCAAGTTAAACTTGGCACTAGCGTAGAGGATATAGCTACTGATTTAAATAGACCACAATCATCAGTAGAAAGCTATATAGCTAAAACTTCTAAGAAAAAAGAAGCTACAGCAACGAGCGATCAGTTTGCTAGACAAAGTGGCGCAACAATTATGACAGAAAATGCTTCATCAATGATCGACGCAAAGAGAAAGAAACCATCACTGCCAGCAAAAACAATGTCTTGTGTTACTAGAATAAAAAACGTATGACTAGAATTGCTCTGTTCACAAGTATTTCTGCTAATATCGCAGAAATTGCTCATTTAACAACGCCAAACAAGCTAGAGTATTGTTTAAAACACGACTATTCTTTAATAATTGATAATCAAAAATATGAAGAAGCTATTGATAGAGTACACTCAATTATACATCTATTTGATGAATATGATATTGTGTGGACACTTGATGCTGATGCTATAATTACAAATATGAGTATCCCCTTTCATACATTAGAATGTTTGGGAGATAATATAACAGTGTGCGAAGAGGGGATGGTTTATTGGAATATAATTAATTGTGGGTCAATGATTATGAAAAACACCCTTCAAACAAAAACTCTCCTACAATTAATCAGTATTAATAAAAGTAACTGGAAAAATTTACCAGCGTCGTGGCAAAGCTGGTTAGGATTGAACGCTGATGTATTTAGTAATATGTTAACCATTGCTCCTGTTGGATCGTTCAATTCTGTAGAATGGAATCTACCCGCTAATTCAGCAGCTTGGGGGCCACCGGGAAGCAATTGGAAAAATGGACATTTGGTATATCATCCATGCAGTATTTTCCCTAGAGAAGAACGTATTAAATATTTAAAAAACGCCCTAGAAACTAAAGTGATAAGATGAATAACTTTATAACATCTCATGAATGTTGGCTTGTTGAATATCGTAAAGATAAGTATAATGTTTGGATTAGGGCAACCCTTTCTAACGGAATAGAATATTATTTACCTAATCATGAACAATGGTTGGAATTAAAAACTTTGTGTGATCAGAAACATCTTAAAGTACAAAAACTTGGGTTGCAGTATCGTTCACACTTTGTTGAGGTTGACATGGGCGATGCAGAAGGTGTATACTTGGTTCGATCCCTCATCGGAAGAATGGGAGAAAATAGCAAACAGGCTATAACAATTGGAAAAGTTTATGGGAACATTGTTAAAAAGACGATGTGGGTAACTCCAGAGTTAGTTGAGGATTTGTCAGACGAAGATCCGGTCGAAAATTGTTTTATGGAAGCATTGATATTATATGACAAAGAAGAAAACAAATAAACCAGAATTATTCAACAAAGATTACCAAAAAGAATGGTCAGAAACTCATAAGTACAAACATATCCACACTGGTGAACACTGTACTTTCGAAGCTTACGTTGCAGAATATATAGTATTGAGAAGGGCTGAAAAGCTCAACGATGGAAAACCATCATATAAATTTTGGACAAAGGGAGATCCCTTACACTGGTTGTGGAAAAAGCAACACGGTGCAGCTTTGCAGCTTAAAAAGAAATATAGCGAAGAAGCTATACTGTCGGCTATCAAGTCAAAAGATTTTGATAGACTGCTTGTTTTAGGGGTCCAGAATGGGCGAGGATATAAAATAAATCCAGAAGCTGAAAAAGTCATAGCTAAACATCAAAGATATATAGACGAGCAGCAAAATAAACTAACTGTCAATCTAGAGCAAGAAGTTGAAGAAAAGAATCTTGAAACCAGAGCTACTCAGAGCTATAATAAAGGAAAGAAACCAACCATCAGTCAATTGAGGAATCTATGAGCAAAGTTAAGAAAGCAAGTAAGTTTACAACAGATTTGGTAAGTAATAATATCGTAAATAAATATGGCGATGTTGTTAGAAGTGGAACGGAAGTTTTAGAAAATATCAACAATCTTAATGTCATTGGAGTATCTCCAGCATTAGATATTGCTTTGGGTGGCGGTTTACGCGAAGGCTCAGTGGTTGTAATGACGGGCGATCCTAAAAGTGGAAAGACTACAACCGCATTACATTTTGCAGCTAAGTGTCAGCAAAAGAGTAAAAGAGTAATCTATGTAAATACAGAGGGCAGATTATCTAAGCAAAACTTTGTTGGCATTAAGGGGCTTAACTCTGATAATATTCTTATTATTGAATCAACTGATGAAAGAGTTTTATCGGCAGAAGACTTTCTCAACATCATTGAAAGCTATATTAATAATGATCCCGGCTGCTTGATTATAGCCGACTCGCTATCAAATATGGTTCCAGCAGTTGAGCTTGAGGGTGAAGTACGAACCGGCGTTAGAAATGCTCTACCACGACTTCTTTCCATGTTCTTCAAAAGAATCAGCGGAACACTCATGAAGAATAAGACCATCCTAGTTTGTATTACTCATAACATTGCTAATACTGGTGGTTCACCATACGCCCCACAAAAGATGGCAGATTGTGGCAATATGTTGCAATATCAAGCTGGCACCAATATGGTTATTACTCATAGAGGCAAGTGGCAAGTTCCAAAAGATACTGGCCCACACGTTGGTCAGATTGCAAACTGGTCTATTAAAACTTCATGTGCTGGCGGTAGACCTAATAGCACAGCGGAGAGTTGGATTAAGTATGGGATAGGCATTGATGAAGTTCAAGAGATTATTCATATCGCTTGTGAATTTAGACTTATCAAAGCTGCTGGTGCTTGGTATACTATTCAGTGTGCGGTTGATGATCTAAGCAATCCAACCGTGAATGAAATGCTAGAAGAAAATAAGGTAGCAAAGACTCCAGAGGATATTGAAAGATTTTTTAAGTTTCAAGGCGTTAATGCTGTAGCTGATTTCTTGAATAATAATCCAAAGATGGCATCTTTTGTTTATGAAAAGATCAAGGAGTTGCATTGAAAGTTAAAGGAATTAATGGGAAAGAATATATTTGGAATCTTACGAAGTACGATATATTCTACGATGATGCTCGTAAGCGTTCAAAATATCATATTCGTGCTAGAAACTTATTAAGAGAAATATTTCACAGCTATAGAATTCTTGAGGAAGTTAAACTACCGGGAAGCACAGCATTAAATAGAAAATCTGTTCTTTACCTTGACTTCTACATTCCATCCACTAAGATGGCGTTTGAAGTTCACGGTGAACAGCACTATGAATACTGCCCATTTTTTCATAAGAGCAAAGCAGATTTTTTGAAGGCAAAAGCCCGCGATGAAGATAAGATAGAGTGGTGCAACATTAACGATATCCAGATTGTAATCTTAAAATTTTCAGAAAGTGATCATGAGTGGCGAGAACACATTGAGGGCATCTGAGAAACTCTCAGAACACCTAAGTCAAATAACATCATATATTGATCTCAGTAACACAAAGTTTTCTTCATTCAGAGAAGAATATTTGCTGGTTGCAAATTTATCATCCGACGAACTTAAAAAGTTAACTCAACAGGAAGCATTTGATACAGCCTATTTGCTATATGGATATTCTACTTATATTCAAGATGAGATAAACAAGAACAAAATAGCATTAGCTTGGTGTAATGATCAGCTTGAAAAATTAGTGGTTGCTCATAACGACGAGTTTGGTCAATATACTAAACACGAAGTTAAACGACAAATTATCATTAAGGATAATAATTATGCAGCTTCAGTAGATAAAATGAGAGAGGTTGCAGAAGCAAGATTACAAGCACTAGATGGTAAAGTATATGAACTGAAACGCAAAGCAGACATTCTATTAGAAAAAGCTAAGAGGATATAATGGATCTTAATAATTTTTTAAATTCACTAAGTGACGAACAGAAGAAGCAATTAGCTGGAGCTTTATTAAGTTCAGTAGAATCAGAAAATCCTCCAGTTAAAAAAGAAAAAAAGCCAAAAATAAAGCAAACAAAACCAAAAGAACCACCATCAATTATTGTAGATGATAATTTCACAGTAACTAGAGCAGAATCAAAAGATTCTCAAAATAGGAGAAAAGAACCCGTGAGAGCCAGAAAGAATGAGTGGAAAGACACAGGCGAATTTAGGGATGTTAATTCCTCAGATTACGACCTAGCGCCTAGCCCAAGAAAACGCGAAGCACCAAAAAAGATTGATGTAGACTGTCATGTTTGTGGCAGGTCATTCAAGGCCGATCAAAGATTTGTATTTGGAGAATATCACCGCTGCAATAGGTGCGTTGGAAAATAATTATGGATATTAAACTAACAGATATTGGTGCAGAACGAGCAGTCTTAGCGTCACTATTGCAAAATGGTATAGACGCATATGTATCAATATCGCACCTTATTAGTCATAAAACTTTTGGTCATGCCAATAATCAGATTCTATATAAATGTATAGAGCGGATTATCACTAACGATCAAAAGGTGGATATACCATCTATTCTATCGGCAGCTTCTCAGTTGAATTTATCAGAAAGTATAAATACAACACAAGAGTTAAAATACATCAAATCTCTTTTCGACTTCCCAGTTAATAAAGATAATGCTCTTAGCTTTGCGATACAAATTAAGAAGTTTGAATTTGCTAGAAAGATTAAAGCACTAACAGCAAAAATACATAAAGATGTTGATGATGTTACTGGATCTGAATCTATCAATGATATTATTCAAATTCTAGAAAACCCAGTTACAGACTTTCTAAGAGAAGATGACGGTGGAGACACTCCAAAGAAAATTGGAGAAAACATCGGAGATTATATTACATTCTTAGAGGAGAATAAGTGTGATATCATTGGTATACCAACAGGATTCAGCAGATACGACGAGGCCATTGGCGGTGGTCTTAGACGTAAATGTGTTGACCTTGTTTCTGCTAGACCAAAAGTTGGCAAGTCAGTATTTGCTGATAACGTGGCTCTAAATGTTTCTTCTAAAAACGTTCCGGTTCTTATGCTAGATACTGAAATGAGCAAAGAGGATCATTTGAATAGATTGTTGGCAAATATAAGTGGTGTTCCGATCAATGAAATTGCTACTGGTAAATTCGTAGATGATGACGAAAAGAGAGAAAAGGTTCAAGATGCTGTTAAGCATATAGAATCTATTCCTTATTGTTACGTTAGCGTTGCTGGAAAGCCATTTGAACAAATCCTCAATCTTATTAAGAGATGGATTATTCAAGAAGTTAAGATGGATCAGTATG